GATATTGATATTTCTCAGGCTGAGACTGACAAACTTGCACTTTTATATAACGCAACTGACACAATGTGGCACTTTATAGATGAGGTGTCCGATGCTTGTATGGATTATAAATTTACTCCATTGGAAGGTCGTGGTGAAGAAGCTTTCAAGCTTGCATCTATTGCTGTTGAGAGCTATGAGAATGCTATTAAGGGCCCACATGGTGTGGATGCGGAAAGTGCAAAGTCTGCAAAGACAATCGTTGATTCAATTCGTGATTATGCAAAACGACTTTCAGAAAAGCCAATTTGGCAGCACTTAACTTACCTTGGTTCATTGATTACTGGAGCATTGGCTTTGTGGAAAATTTATGATTTATTCAAACCACGAAACAATGCTGTTGGTAGGAGTTTTAACGAAGGTACGGTACTTGTTGGTAGTGAGGCTGTTTCTGGTGATGTCGTGACTAGTGCACGTCCCACAGTGAGAGTTGAACACTCTTCTGGTGATGTGGTTACTGCTGGTCGTGTAAATGCACGTGTTGAATCATCTGGTGATGTTGTTACTGCTGGCCGTGTAAATGCACGTGTCGAGCATCAATCTGGTGATGTTGTTACGAAAGCAAAGGATGCTGCGAGAGTTGAAGGTATTTTGTCTGAAGCATATACTGACATCAATACGCAGGAGATTTTGCAAAGTGCTATTATTTCTAATGCTTATCAAATTGGTGGTGAAGGTTCTAATTTTGCAGCTAATATTTTGTTTATTCGTGGAACTTCTGCTCTTTGTAATTGGCATGTATGGGATTTTATGAAACAACATAAAACTATTTGCTTACGTAATCTAAATTTGAAAGTTGGGTATGCAATACCTTATGATAAAGTGGAAGTGATTCCTATCACTTTAAAACATGATTCGACTATATTTAAAGATGCTGTCATTTTGCAGTTTCCTAATGTTGTGCGATTACATAAGGATATCGTCAAGCATTTTGTACGATCTATTGATATTTCAAGATTTGCAGTTGCACCTGGTTTACTTGCTGGTTTAGCCACCACAGGTAAAAACTTGGTGTATAGAGTAGAACCTTTGAAGAATATTAAAGCGTACGATGAATTGAAGTATACTTATATGGATTGTACTAGGAAATCGCATACCTTACATGTTCGTAGTATGTATGGTTATGCTGCACAGACTGGGGCTGGTGATTGTGGTAGTGCTTTATTGTTAAACACTACGGCGATACCCCGCAAAATTTGTGGCATTCATGCAGCAGGACAGACAGGTTATGGTTATGCGACATCTATTACTTATGAAGACTTGATGAGATGTTTACCAGAGAGTGAAAGTAGGAGTGAGATCTTGGCGCATTGCCTTCATGCGTGTGTTAATGATAGTACTAAGGCTATGATAACTGCACGTGAGGCAATGCCAGAGGGTGATTTTATTCCTATTGGAATATGTTCTGAGCCGAAAGGTTCTCCTGGTAAGAGTAACATTCGTAAATCCCCATTGTATGGTTTGATTGAGAAACACGAGAGTTATCATTTACCATCGGTTTTGCGACCGATCGTGATTGATGATGTGTTGGTCGATCCCATGTATTTGGGTCTGAAGAAATGCGGTATTACACCTACTTACATTGATGAGGGTCTAGTTGAGACAGCTAGAGCCAGTTTCGCACCTGTGATTATGCGTAACACAGATGAGAGATTTAGGAGATTATTGACATATGAAGAGGCAATCACTGGCGTGAGTGAGCTTGAGTTCATGAATCCTATTAATCGTCGTTCTTCCCCTGGTTTTGGGTGGGATGCAGGTTCTACCATTGGTAAGACGAAATGGTTGGGTGACGACGAATATGTTTTGGATAACATTGAGCTAAAGAATGCTGTTGAGAGGCGAGAGTCGCTTGCTAAGCAAGGTATTCGTGATGCGCACTTGTGGGTGGATACTCTCAAGGTAGAACGACGACCTATTGCTAAGGTGAGACAAGGTAAGACTCGTGTTTTCTCAGTAGGACAGATGGATTATTGTCTTCTTTTTCGAAAATATTTCCTTGGTTTCAATGGACATGTGATGTTTAACAGGATCCATAATGAAGTAGCTGTTGGCATCAATGCTTACAGTTATGAATGGAACGTTCTGGGTAAACACCTTAATAAGGTAGGCGGTAAAGTGATTGCTGGTGATTTTGCGAATTATGATGGAACGTTGAACCCCCAAATTATGTACGCATGTTTGGATATTATTAATGATTGGTATGATGATGGGGAAGAAAATCAGTTGGTGAGACGAGTTTTGTTTGAAGAATTGGTTGCATCTATACATTTGTGTGGAGATGTGGTCTATCAATGGACTCATTCTCAACCTTCTGGCAATCCCTTGACTACAATTTTAAATTCGATGTATAATTCGATTTCCATGCGTATAGTTTATCAATTGCTAAATTTGGA